CTATACCCTGATGTTGGTGTTTGGTATGCCAAACGAGAACCGCAAGTTAAGGAAACGATTAGGCAAGTCAGACGGGTGGACAGATATTTGGTTTAGGACTATGCAAACCTACGGACTGACCGAAGCAGGACAACGGATTACCTGGATAACCGAAGCAAGCAGGGCGTTGATACTTGATATTATCCGTACTTCTTTTGCAGAGATAAACACGGGTATAGGTATAAGTCAGGCAACGGATATTATCCACCGTGAATTAAAGAAACGCTACGGGAAGATCGAACGATGGCGTGCGATGCGTATAGCCAACACCGAAGTGCATACGGCAGCTAATAGGGGTTCATTGGCCGGGGTTGAGGCTTTGGGAGTGCCTTACAGGAAGGTATGGCTGGTGGGTGGAAGGAATATAAGACCTACTCACCAAGCGTTGAATGGCACGAGCGTAGGACAACACGAGGATTTCAATGTTGGGATAGGTAGGGCAAAGTATCCGGGTGATACAAGATTACCAGCAGAGGAGTCAATTAACTGCAAATGTACGCTGTTATATGAGCCAATAGAAAATTAAATAATTTTTTGTATATTTACATAGACAAAGACGAGAGGCGATGGATATTAAGAGGGGGTTGTTTAACGGACTGGTTAAGGATGTTGATACAGAGGGGCGAACCGTAACAGGATACTTTGCTGCATTCCACAATAAAGACACCGACGGAGACGTAATCATTCCGGGTGCATTCACAAAATCAGTTAAAGAACGTGGGCCAGAAGGTAAGGGCCGTATATTTCACTTGTGGCAACATTGGACAAGTGATATACTTGGAAAACCCCATGTATTGAAAGAAGACGCTCACGGGCTTTACTTCGAGTCGAAGATTGCCAAAACAACTCTAGGAAACGATGTTCTTCAGCTTTACCTTGATGGTATAGTCAATGAACACTCAATAGGGTTTAATGTTATCCAAAGCGAAAAGAGCGAGGAAGAAAACACGGTTACTATCAAAGAGGTTCGTCTTTGGGAAGGGTCAACCGTTACCTGGGGAGCAAACGAAAACACACCTTCGACGGGCGTTAAGTCTGCGTCAAAGCAAGATTTACAGAAACACGTTGAGAGAATTAACAAAGCATTCAAGTCAGGTACTTATACCGATGATACATTTGAATTACTACAAATCGAACTTAATCTTATCAGTGATTTATTGAAGTCACTCGAAGGGCCGGAGGAGATTCCACCCACGAAAGAGCCGACAGTTGAGGAGTTGATAGAGGCGTTCACAAAAGGATTAAAATAATGGATAAAGAATTAATGGAAAAGCTGGGCAAGCAAACTAACGACCTGTTGGAAGCAGCCGCAGCCGATCACAAAAAAGCCGTTGAGGAGCTTGGTACTGCACTTCGCAAGGAATTGGGCCAAGACTCAGAAGGTTGGAAAGGCATTCAGAAACAACTGGATGAGATCCAAACCACGCAACGCAAGCAAGTCGATTACGAGGCCAACAAAGCCAAGTCTATTGACGAGCAACTCGTAGAAGTTGTAAAGAGTGATGAGTTTAACGGACACCGCAAGGAGAAGAAGCCTTTCAGCTTTTTGTTGAAGGCGAATGATATTACTAACTCGAATAGTATTACCAATACCATTCCTGCGCCTTTCGTATTTCCTGGTATCTCAGAAAGCCCTTACCGGATGCCTTTCTTGAGGGATATTGTAACTGTGTTTAACACGACTAGCCCAACTATTTACTGGTATGAGGAAACTTCCCGTACTGATGGTTCAGCTACTCGTAACGAGGCGGCTACTTACATTCAAGGAGATCAGGCATGGACTCAGTACTCACAGTCAGTACGGTCTATTGCCGAATATCAGAAATTCTCTGATGAGATGGCACAAGACAATGATTGGTTGGTTTCACGTATGCGTAACAAGCTCTTGAAAGACCTTGAATTGAAGTTGGACAGCCAGATGCTTTCGGGTAATGGCACTGCTCCAAACCTAAAAGGTATTTTGAGTTACGATACCGCCTACGCTGCACCAACCGGATTGGCTGCTAACATTGACTCACCTTCTTACTTCGATATTTTGCTTGCTGCTTATACCCAAGTAACGAATGCTTACTTCACACCTTCGCATTACATTATGCACCCAACTAACGTAGCTCAGTTGATGACCCGCAAGACATCAGACGCAGGCTATCAGATTCCACCTTGGGTTGGTATCGTTGGGGGTCGTTTGAATATTATGGGCTTGCCCGTTATTGCAAACACTGGTGTTACTGTGAACACGTTCACTGTTGGTGATTTCTCAAAGGTTAACCTCGCTGTCAAGAAAGACATTGAGATCAGACTTTGGGATCAGAACTCTACCGATCCTATCTATGGATTGCAAACTATTACTGCTACCCTGCGTGCTGCTCAGTTTGTCTCAGGACAAGACGCAACTGCACTGGTGACAGGTGATTTGAATCAGACTAATTTGGACGCACTCGCAATAGCATAAATATCATGAAAAAGATTATAGTTTTCACTTTAGTTGCTTTCTTTGCTGTTGCTTCTTACGCACAGAATAGAAAGGTTGTAAGTGCTACGCTGGACACCGTCAAGGGAGCCGAAACGGTTTACTTTGATTTTAACACGTCTGGTATTGGCACTAAGAACTACGAGCTTGCTTTTCAGGCTTTGAACACTCAAATCGGTGGAACATCAGATGGGAAGATTACCCTTCAGATGTCCGTTGATGGTACTTCTTTTGTGACTTACGCTAACGCTGCTAATGATGATTTTGTTACGTTATACGCGGCAGATTCTAGTAAGGTTGCAAATAACGGCAATGAGTTTACTATCACTTCAGGGGGTGTATTTGGAGGCATTATCCAATCAACGCCCTTCGAGTTTTACAGACTCAAAGCTGTTGGAACATCTGGAGACACGACTGCTATCCAGGTCAAATATCAATTAGTTGAGAAAAAATAACTAAAAATAAAGGGCAACGGGGGTACTCGGTTAACATTGTATCTATTAGTAGCTGAACCCCCACCCTTTTTACCATTATGAAAGTACAATTTACTGAAGATTACAGCACAAGGAAAAAAGGTGATCAGGTTGAATACGACGACCGATTCGCAGGGTTTTTGATTGAGAAAGGCGTTGCCAAGAAAGCACAGGAACGCAAGACGAAAGAGGAAAAGGTTAAAAAAGCGGACAAATGAGATACGATTACAAACGTGTGACGACAGGTGACCAGGTGGTAACAACTGCCGTGATGAAAAACTACCTGAAAGAATCCTACGGTACTGACGCTGTTGAGGATGCCCTGGTGGTTGAGTTTATCAATTCAGCACGTTTGTTCGTAGAGGATGAAACACGCAGGGCTTTTGTTGCACAGACCATTACTTTTCAGGCTTCTGATGACGAGGCAATAACAGAGCTGTTGCTGCCTTATCAACCAATTATCTCTATCACTTCGGTTCATTCGATTGACGTTGAGGGAACAGAAACAGAGTTAACCTTGAATACCAATTACAACAAGGTAGGTATGACGGGTGGAACGGAAACAACGCTTCTTTTCAATAGGTTTATTTCTACCGTCCCGGTTGGTGTTGTTGATACGATGGAGTCTATACGGGTTATCTACTCGGCTGGGTATGCTGACAACGCAGATATCCCACGTGACGTGGTGGTAGGGATTATGAAGCTAGCTGCTGAGAATTACGTTAACCGGGAATCCTCGGTTGATTGGTCAATATCAAAAGTGCCTTATGACGTGCAAGTAATGATAAACCACTATAAAGTCTATGACGTGTGAGGCAAGCAAGAACACATAGAGGCGAACTAAGGGAAAAGGTAATTATTAAGGCCGTTACTCTTACCTCGGACGGGCAAGGGGGGTCAACAGAGGCTCTCTCGGCTGGTACTACGGTATGGGCAAAGGTAGCACCGCTGACAGGCTCACGGGCATTAGAGTATCAACAATTGGCAGGAGGGCAAGGGTATATCGTTACAACCAACTTTAGAGATGATATTACGATAGACAATACAAGCGTCTTGAGTTGGAACTCAATAACAATGGCCGTTCATTCGGCAAAAACGACAGAAGATAAGAGGCAAATAGAAATTTTAGCATTTAATAAGATATGAAAAAGTTATTAATTCCCTTGATCTTGATCGTTGGGATAAGTGCCCAGGCACAAGTAAAAAAGATTACCCCTGTAACCGTTAAAGACTCGGTTGCTTTGGTTGCTGATACCACGACAATATCAACGTCGGGATTTGATTACAATTACCTATGGGCCGTAACCGTTGAGACATTCTCCCTGGATGCCGCCGATGCAACCGTTACGATTCAGGTGTCTAGTGATACGACTAATAACAACTGGGTTAAGTACGCTAATAACTCAAGCCTAACGCTTGGGACAAGTGGAATGCACGCCTATCAGGGTGATGATCTTGTCTTTGAGTTTATGCGTGTTATCACGGCTCCGGTTTCGGTAACTTCGGGTGAATATCGGGTAAAGTTTGAAGCTGTGCGATTAAGATGATTAGAGCGAGTGTAATAGGGGTTGAGGATGTTATCGGTAACTTGCGAAAGTTAGATAAACAGACTACCGTAAAGGTTCGTCAACAGATGGGCGTTAGTGCCCTTCGTGTCTTGAACGATGCCAAGACGAATACCCCTGTTGCTTTTGGTCGCTTGCGTGATTCGGGCAAAGTAGATACCAAACCAGGTGAGGTAAAGGTATCTTTTGGTGCTGGGTCCGCACAATGGGTAGAGTTTGGACGTAGGGCAGGAAAATGGCCGCCTCGTCAACCGATTGAAGATTGGGTAAAAAAACGAGGTATTGCTTCTGGCAAAGATATAAAGTCACGGGCTTTCTTGATTCAACGTAAGATAGGGTTAAAAGGAACACGCAAACAACCTTTTTTGTTCCCGGCTTTCGATCGTGAACGTGCAAGGTTTCGGTCTGCAATAAACAAGATAATAAAATGAAAGACCCCAGCAACGAACTAAAAGCGGCCTTTTATACGGCATTGAACGGGAACACAACGTTGCCCGTCTATACTATGGTTCCGGACGGGGTAGACGACTTTATTGTTATTGGTGATTGTACGCTTACGGGTGACGTTGCCAAAGATCGTTATATAACGGACAACACGTTACAGGTTGAGATAGTCAAGACGTATAGAAACCAGGGGAGCAAAAAGGCAGTAGATACGGACTCGAACGCTATTGTAGGGATTATACGCAATGCTTTTGCTTCGACCGTTACGCTTACGAGCTTTGTTGTTTCGTTAGTGGTTATTGACGGGATGAATGATTTTGTTGAAGATACCGAGGAGTTTAAGATTTACAGAAAAATAATAAGGTTTAGACTAATAATTGAAGAAAAATGAGTGTAATTAACGGAACTTTAGTAGTGTTGAGGAGTGGTTCAACTACTATCGTAGGGCAAACAGACGGGTCATTGAGTGCTTCGGCTGATATGCTTGATGCAACCACTAAGGATAGTACAGCAAAAGCGAAAGAGTTCATACCTGGGGAAACAAGCTGGACGGTTTCGGTTAGCGGATTGTATGACCCTGCTGCCACTGCTGCTGGTTCTGTATCTGGTGCGATTACTGACCTCAAAGCTGGTACTGCCTGGACAGTGAAGTTTGGCCAGACCACGACAGATGATAACTATTGGACTGGGCAGGCTCACATATCAGGGGTAACCCTTAACGGGCCTAAGAACGACCTGGCAAGTTATACCGTTGAGTTACAAGGAACAGCCGTATTAACTGAAGCAAGTAACTAATGAAAACGCAACTAGCAGGTTACGTAGAGAAAAAGATCAACGGTAAGACCGTAGGTTTTAAGTTTGGTACTAATGCTTTTGCATTGTTGAGTGAGCTTCACAAGGTAGAACTCGAAGATTTGGATAAGGTGTTAGGTAACGTGACGGGTATTCGTGATCTTATTTTTTGTGCTGCTCAAGCCTGCGCACTTAGTTCAGGCAAGGAGATAACGTTCAATCGGTTCCAGGTTGGGGACTGGTTAGACGAGATGACACAAGCGGATTACGAAGATATCTTGAACGCTCTTAACAATGCGAAGGTGTTAGGCCGTAGCTTGGAGGCAGGCGAAAAAAAGGCATAACGTGGACGGAGTTCTACCGGGGGGCCGTTCTCGCAGGGATTGACCCGGAGCGTGTGGGGGATTTAACTTTCCGGGAGATAGATTTTTTGATGGAGGCGCACCGTTCACGTATGGATCATGATTGGTCACAGACACGCCTTATTGTTGCAGCCTTAACGGGTAAACGCCCTGACCAGATTGTTAAACTATCTAGCGAACGTACGGAGAAAAAAGATTGGACACCGGAGGAGGCACAAGAACTGATTAAGAGATGGCAAAAATAGGTGATATATTTGTAAGGTTCCGAGCCGATACGAAAGACTTCGAGAAGGGGACGGCTAAAGTTGAAAAAGGTTTAGGCCAAACAGAGAATAAAATAAAGGGGTTTTCTGCTGGGTTAAAATCTCTAGGTGGTGCTGTCGCCGGGGCGTTTGCTATTGGGGCCGTTGTTAAGTTCGGTAAAGAAGTAGCCGAGCT